AAAGCATTCTGTCCAACTCCGTTATGCTGTCAAAAGTCATAGTCACTGTTCCTTCCCACGTCCGCGCCTTTTCCGGTATTATTCTTGGATATCTGCCAGAAACCTCTACAAAGTACAACCGCTCCAAATCGTTCCTGATGTTGTATTCGAACGCGTTGAGGTTGTTTACAGTTGATCCGTTTATCTTTATTGAGCTGTCGTGCCACATCATCGGGATACTGTGCGGAGGCTCAGTAAATACGGAGCCAGACAAATAGTTGCTGCCGCTGAAACTGCCAGATCTGCCCCAGACATCCAGAACCACCCTCACGGCGTTGCCGACGGAGTTAGAAACTCGCGCGCTGTTGATCTTGCAGCCGCTCATTATGAAGTAGGATGGACTCGCTCCCTCATCAGTGCTTGTCCACCGAGCCTCTAGGGTGAAGCTTCCAGTTATCTTTTCCAGAGCGTAGCGTAGCAGTTCGTGATCCTGCGCCATATATTCTATAGATGCGCTTGACTCGAAGCGCCCGCGCTGGATTCCAACCAAGTCCCTGTGACCAATTTGCCTCAGAAATATGTTGCCCATGCTGAGCCTTGGCTCAAAGCTATCTACAAGCCCGATATAGGAGCCGCTTGAACCAGAAGGCACTATACCGTATGAGTCTTCGGGAACCCACCTGACCTTGCCCCTGAAGCCGCCATATACAAACGACATTTTATTTATTCCTCCTTTTTTATGGTTTAAAGTAAAGCGGAGCTACCTCCACTTGATTGCGAAAAACTACGGGACGAACTGAAGTGTCTTCAAACCTTCTCCAATCTCTTATAAACACAAAATTCAGGTCTTTAATCCCGAGCGTGTTTGCCGCTTGGATTATCCTCGTTATCTCCTCCTTCATTTGAAATACCGCGTTCTTGGCCCATCCTATGCTTCTGTTGGAGTCCTGAGTCGGGCGAACCCAAGCGTTAATATGTATCACCTCATCCACTCTGTACCTCATGTTTGGGCCCAAAGTAAGTGGCCTGAAGGTTGTCCACGCTGGAGTCACAGTTACTTGGGGTGAGGCTATCTTTTCATCGTACCACGCAGTTGTGAATTTCACCCCGCTTCCTGTAGTGGTGCTGCTACCCGTAAGCTCTCCAGTTAGAGACCAGTTGTTTTTGAGAAGTAGCATCAATGTAATTAATGGATCTTGCATATTTAATATTCTCCTTGGCTGTGGGGGACAAGCTTTCTTATGGTTGCGTATTTGGCTATTGTGACTCCCCCGACCACCCAGCTATGAACTGGGTGAATTATATATCGTTCCCCGCTGCCGCTTGGATAAATTACCTGATCCCAGTACTCAATTGGCGTGCTAAGGGGCACAAATATTTTCTTGAAATCTTCAGGGTAGAACCCCTGCGGGATCACCACGTCCTCAACCCTGACATGCTGGACAATAGCCTTGACGCTACCTGTAGTCCAAAACCTTGCTGGGTCGCCGTAGCCGTATGATATCTCCGAGCCAGTATCGTATGCCTCGCTACCGCTGGTTGCCCGCTGAAGCCACTCAATTTCTACTCCAGCCCTGTCCAGCATTATTTGAAACTGTTTGGCGGCCCATTGCCAATCCATTTATTGCTCCCCCTACATTATTGAATGCGCTGTTTCTCCTATGCTTGGCATCTCGAAGTCTTTCATAATGAACAGCTTTTGCAGCGCCCTTATGTGGTTCTGGGCGGTAGTCTTGAACTCATCGATTAAACTTCTATAGGCTGGAAGCATATATGGCTGGCTGACGGTCACCCCAGCCGTCCAGTTGAAGCCTTCGACAATCACTCCCCCAGCCAATAGAACGAGGGTGCGGAAGCAGGCATAATCTATCTCCGCAAATTTAATTTCTCGAACTGTGTTTGAGTCTGAGGAGTCCATCACGTCGTCTCCAACCAGAAAGCGTATATAGGTATCGCTTCCGCTTATAATCTGCCATAAACTTCCAGATGGGATGCTCTGATTCCAGAACCAATATTCTGCGCTAGATCCGCTTCCACTGACAACTCCATTAAGCTGAATTCTTACATCCTCGCAGCTAATTTTAGGCTCAGACATTTTCTTATCCTCTCCCTATAAATTTATTCCTCCGCTGTGCAGTATTCCACTTCTCGCGTCTCCGAGGACGATGAACCCAAGAAGCGCAGCCACGAAGGCATAAACCGTGAAGACCTGATCCATGACCTTATAAGGCGTTACCCACACCTTAAACGGCTGTTCTGTATGCCCTACAAAGCGTGGCATTCCCTTGAGGATTTTGTCTGTCTGCTCTGAGAGCCTTGGCAAAACCTTGGTAACCCCGTCTTTCTGCTCTGTGAACTGCCCCAGCATCTTCAGGAGCTTGTCGTAGTGAGCTGTTTGTCTGGGCAGGATTTTTATGAATTTGTCGAACTGCTCCGTCAGTTTTGGAGCTAATTTGACGATTTTGTCGCCATGGCTCAGGAGCCTCGGAAGCTCCTCAATTAATTGGTCTTTCTTGTCCGTGAGAAGCGGGCTCAGAAGCACAACTCTGTCCAGCTCAGCTCTGAACCGCGGTAGCAACACGGTTATTTCGTCGTAGATTTCTCCGAGCCTCGGCTGAGCCTTAAATACCTCCTCGTTAAACAATCTGAATGCGGGGAGGAAACTTATAATTTTATCGAGCGTAGCCAGCAACTTGGGCGCAAGCATCATGGTTTGATCCTTATAGCTCAGCAACCTCGGATAGACCCTGTAATACGTGTCGCTGAACTGCATCAGCCTCGGCATTGCCTTGATGACTTCATCGAGGTAAGATGTCAGTTGGGGAAGGAACATAAGCAGTTTGTCTTGGTGAGTTTTGAGGGCGGGTGAAAGCCTGAGAGACTTGTCGGCCTGCTCCGTAAGCCTCGGCGCGAGTTTAACTACTTCGTGCGCATAGCTGTAGAGGAGCACCGAAATTGTGAATATCTGGTCAAAATATTCCCTCAGCTCGGGCTGCGCCTTCACTATGGCATCTGCAAAGCTGGCAAAGCGCGGCAAGAGCTGGAGCACCTTGTCGTAATGGTCTGAAAACTTCGGAGAGGTCGAGGCAACAGCGTCGCGCATTTCAGTCAGTCTAGGCGTTATCTTTTTGACCTGATCAGCGTAGGAGGCAAGGCGTGGAAGCTCTCTGAAGGTCTGGTCGCCCAAAACTGTAAGCCGCGGCAAAATCCTTATAACTTCGTCCTGATAGCTTCGGATATACCCCATGAGAACTTGGAAAAACTGCTCTGAATATGAAGTGAAGCGCGGCAAAACCCTTATAACTTCGTCCTCGTAGTTTGTGAGGCGCGTCAATATCCTAATTATTTCATCTCCATGCGCGGTGAACCTCGGTTTTGCTCCGAGTATCTGGTCGGAGTATGAGGACAGCTTTGGAAGGGTTCGAAATATCTCGTCTGCATAGCTCAGGCACCGCGGTAACATTTTGAGCGCCTCATCTCCCAGCCCCGTCAAACGGGGTGTCACCGCTGATATTTCATCGATATATGAGGCAAGCCTCGGCAGTAGCTTCAACGCTTCATCCGCGTACGACAGTAGCTTCGGGTTGGCTCTGAGGTACTGGTCGTTTAAGGCAAGATACTGAGGCAGGATTTTTATGCATTCCTCGTTTAGTTTTGTGAGTCGGGGCAGACTTACCATAACCTGCTCTATGAAATAAAACACGAGGGCTACGTTGACCTTTAAAATCTGCTCTTGAAGCACAGCAAGCCTTGGGCGGTACACAAATACTTCATCGTTAAAGCTTTTCAGTTGGTTCATGAACTTAAATATCTGCTCTGAATGCGCTATAAACTGTGGATTCATCTTAACTATTGTATCGGCGTTTGAAGATAAACGAGACATCAGGCTAAATATTTGTTCTAGGGAAGCTGTAAACCTCGGCAATAGCCTTATTGTTTCATCCGTAAGTGTCGTCAGGCGAGGCGCAATTCTAATGAACTCATCAATATTTGCACCCAGTTTTGGCAGAAGCCTCAAAACCTCATCTATTAATTGTTTCAGTTGTGGGGTTGCTTTTATAATTTTTTCGTTCGCAGCCAACAGCTTGGGCAAAACGACGACAGTTTCGTCGTTAAAGCTCTTAAACTGGGGCAGTAGCCTCAAAATTTCCTCGTTGAAACTCTGTAACCTCGGAATAAAACTCACAAACTTCTCAAGAGGCGCGCCGAGGTAGCGGGGCAAAAGCGTAAGGAACTGATCGTCTATAGCCGCAAACCTTGGAAGGGTTTTGATGGCTTCGTCGGAGTATGAAGAAAATTTGCCTAGTATGCGGAATATTTCCTCGTCCACTCCAGCCAGCCTTGGCCGCATTTTGAGGGCTTCGTCGGAATACGATCTCAGAGCAGTGAGAACCTTGATTATCTGGTCGTTGACGCTCAAGAAACGCGGCAGGTTCTTCACGGCTTCGTCGGCAGGCCCCAAAAGTTTCGGCACCAACCTCATGTTCTGCTCTGAATATTTCAAAAGTCTGGGCAGGCTACGGAGGATTTGGTCGGTCAAAGCCATGAACCTCGGGTAATTTCGAAGGATCTGGTGCTGGGTGCTTAGAAGCCTTGGAAGAGCTTCAACTGTTTCCTCGGCGAGGGCTACAAGTCTAGGTAAAAGCTTTAGCGCTTCGTCATCCGCTGAAAGTCTCCGCGGAGTGGTTTTCAGTATTTCATCGTTAAACGACTTAAACAGGCCGCTCAGCTTCAGAGCCTGATCATTATATTGTAGTAGCAGAGGCAGAAACCTCATTACCTCGTCGCTGTAAGAGCGCAGTTTAGGAGAGGTTTTAAGCGTGCTGTCGGCGTAAGACCTGAGCGCAGGCAAAATCCTGAAGTACTCCTCCGTTGCAGCGAGCAATCTGGCGGTGGTTTTAACTACTTCATCCGCTTGAGCTTTTAGGCGCGGGTTAATTTTCACGGCTTCATCCATGTAGCTTAAAAGGCGCGGTAGCTCACTCAAAACCGCGTCAACCCAAGCCGCGAACTTGGGGGCCATTCTGAGGTTTGCATCCTTTAAATCTTTCAGGAAGGGCAGAACCCTAAAAATTTCATGTGAAAGCGAGGTCAGCTCTGGCTGAAGCCTCAAAACCTCGTCTACACGCGAGGAAAAGGAAAATGTGGCTTTGGCGGCTTGGTCAGCTTGAGCGGGGCCAAAGCGGGGTCTCCCCCCGAAATACTGAGTTCCAAAGCCTATTAGGCGCGGGAGAATATTCAATACTTGATCCTGATAAGCATAGGTAACAACAGCCAGAGTTATATAATCATAATAAACATTATATGCAGTTCCGGTGTAGTGCGTCCAGATGTAGTCTATGCGGTTGGTCGTGTCGAGGGAAGTAACAATATATTTTTCGTTTCCTGTCGTCGTTAGCTGGGTTTCACTACTCCAAGAGCCGCCTGAACGCTTAATGTAGCATATGTTGCTATTTACGTCGTAGAAAACATAATAGTCTCCTCCATTGATGCAGATGCTTGCACAACTCCTTGTATTTGGGGAAGAACCTGTTCCGCTTATATCGGTGTCTACATCGCTGGAATCAATTGAGCCGACTGAGATAGTAGTCGACGTTCCATAGGGTACTACTCCATAAATAATTTTTCCATCATTAGCACAATATGCCGCAGTGTGTGGAGTGAAAATAGTGCCTCCTCCATAAGCTACCGTAGGCGTTTGTTCAGAGCCAACAGTCCAGTTCGGAGAAGACCACGTCAACTTGATTTTCTCTATCTTCGTGGTATCGTAGGTCTCGGTGTAAAAGGCATAGCAGTCATACTGTCCAGTTCCACTGTTGGTTCTCTGGACAACCGTTGCTGAGTGAACTGTATGTGCGGTTGTAAAGTCCGAGCTGATCAGCGTGGTGGAACTTGCTGTTCCAGCTAAGTTCTTATATGTAGGCGGATTTCCAAAGACTAGACGGCAGGCGTAGACTCTGCCGTGCTTCGCTCCTGCTGTCGAGTTGTCTCCCCATACAGCCATAACTTCGCCGTTGTGTAGCATCCACAGTGAAGGTCTACGACAGGTGTCGTCTACACTCGCAATTGAGAGCAGAGATGAAAGAGTCCTACCTGTGATGTTCCCAGAACCATCACGAGTAAAGGTGATCTGCATAACTTTCAGGTCGTCTGTGCTATCGACCCACATAACCATTAAACGGTCATTAGCAGAGTCGTAGGCTATGGCTGAGCACCTCTCTGCTGCTGTGGCAGTGAGAGCGTATGTAGAGCCTAGATCCTCACTTGTCCAAGACCCACTTGGAGGATTGTTGCAGTATGAAAAGATGAGGTTTGTATTGCCCGTAATCGCTATCAGTTTCCCGTATGCATCTCGAACTAAGTGCCTTGCGGTTCCATAGGCTGTAGCATATTGACCTGCTGTTGTCGTTACTGTTGTCGGATCGAATGTTATCGTGGCGTTTTTATTTAGTGTCCCGCATGGGAAGATCTGCTCAAACGTGTAGCTATTGTTGACTACCTTGAGAGAGCAGATCAGAGTCGTGGTTGTGATGTCTGACCAGTCCCATGCTATCTCTCTGCTGCCCAAATAGCTTGGAAGCTGAAGAGTAACCTTCTTGTCAAGCATCGTAACATTGCAGTATGTACCTGTATTCTCATCATCTAAGCCACTGATCTGCGCTATTATGCGGAATGTGCCTCTTTTACCAGCCTTAAGCACTATCGATAGCTTGATAGGCCCAGAATCGGGGACTGTCCAAGTCAGAGTAAGCTGACTTCCGTCTGTATATGTTGTCGTCCTAGTGACACTGTTGGTTGTAGCGTTTAATGTTGATGCGCTCTCTGTCTGGATGACTCCATCACGTTCAGCCATCCACTTGACTGGAACTACCCCATTCTCCAGTTCATCATAGGTAGGGTCTACAAATACAGCACTTTGCTGATTGTAGATGTAATAGCGGCCATCCTCCTGTAAGGCAACATAGCCCTTAGATGGAACTTGAAAGACTAGACTCATCAGACTTCCCCTTCAGCCCGCTTTTCAAGGAAGTTAGATGGGATATGAAACGCTAGGCTCATTAGATCTCCCTTCTGACTTTCTTTACAAGAAAGTTAGCGAAAAAGTTGCGGCAGGAACCCCAAGCTTTTGAAGTCACTTCAGCCTTAACTTCCAGTAAACCGTTTTTTGTATGTCTAAAAAGGTGAGTTCTACCTCAAACACTTTTTCGGGGAGGTTGAGGATGACCTGACTCTTCATGCCTCCATAGGTGACCTTCCACCCGAACTGGTATCCGAGCAGGTGAAAGCCGTCGTAGGGGTGGGTCTTCAGCGCTGGAGGAATAAACTCAGTCGTCGCCTCCTTGAACTCGATCAAGCCCTCGCCGTAGTTCAGGCCGAGGCCAGCAAGGGGGAAAATAAACTCTCTGCCGTCCACGTGGAAGATCCCAGAGTCGCAGTCAAACCAGTAGTTAAAGTCCTCCGAAACGAGGTGGAACCTTTTAAGCCTCTTCAGAGGTATGTCCTTAAACAGGGTTTCCCTGCCGTTTTCATCCCATTCGCGGAGCATGGTTCCGTCGTCAAGCTCCGCTACCCAAATTATCTTTTGTACATAGTAGGGGGAAAAAGAAGATTCTGCCATTGTATTAGCCTCCGCAGCACATTGAATTGGCTGTCCAAAAAGATGTTACGTGTACTTGTACTTGAGGCACATCGCGCCCGTCTTTGTGCCCTGTGTCGCGTCGTTTGGCACGTAGCAGTAGTGCGTGATTCTCCACGCGCTTCCAGAGTATCCGCCGAGGTCGGCGCTTCCGCTGAGTTTGCCGTCTCCGTTCTCCGTCACGAGCAACAGCCTTCTTCCGCTTGAGCCGCTGTAGTAGTAGTTCCAAGCCTGCGACATCGCGTTGTACGAGCCCGTCAGCCTAGTGGTTCCGACACCGACGATATAGTTAGATCCAGATATCCAGATGCTTCCAGTTGGAAGCACGGACTGATCTATGTGGTTTGCGGAGCCAGAGTCGTGGACACCGAGGCCAAGCTCATTGGTCGAGCCCGAGCATATCGCGCTGGCGACGCTTGCCGAAGAGGACACGCCCGAGCCAGAGTAGTTGTTCCATATCTGCCACACAACGTTGCTTCCAGAGCTTCCTGTGTCGATTGTGCCGTAATCGTAAACGCTGGGCAGAGCAGATTCGTTATCTGCCCTGAATGTTATGACTGGTGCAACCAATTCAATCTACCTCCCTTTTTATTTTTTCCTCCACTCTTTTACCGTATAAAGTAATAGTCAATCCAAACTGTTTTGGCTTGACTTCCCGTGTTGTAAAAATCAAAAATTATGGGGCTACCACTCGGTATGTTTTGCCCTATCTCCAGCACAAAGCTCTCTGGGACATTTTTAGTGTATATCGTCTCCCCCAAATTCCAGTCGGAGCCGCTTATGTTCCAGTAGTCGCCGTCTGCGTAGGCGCTCATATGAACAGCCCACTTCACCAAGCTACCCGAAAAAGGCAAAGTGAAAATGTCTCTAATTGACCCGCTTGAAGCTGGCACCACCAGCCTTCTTCCCTTTAAGAAGCTAACAACCAAGTTGGGGTCGTACTGCCTCGTAGGGATCTTTGAGTAGTAAATGAAGTGGCTGCCAGTCGGGATGCCCATTACTTTTTGCCCCTGATCTGTTTAAGGGTTGTTCTATCAAACTGATACATGATTGAGGCGGCTATGGCGCACATCAGTTTGGCGTTCCAGTTCGGGGAGTAAACTCCGCTTCCCGCAGCGGTGCATGGTCTCTTCTCGCATTTAGAACAGTACTTATTCAGATACCAGTCCAGAGGATTCTCTACGCTCACTTTCCTCACCTCGTCTAGAGCAAGGGCCATCACGCGAGGATAGGACTTCCGCGTGCGTAAGGCCCCTCCCCCACCCATTGGGCCTACCCTTGTTTCTCGCGCAGGTGAGGAAACCTTCTAGACGCTCTAGTAATTCAGGAATCAGAGCAACGCTTGGAGCAGAAATTTGTCTGCTACCGAGGAGTTGGCCGACCCCTCGGAAGCAGGCAAACTCTTACTTTACACGCGCCCCTATCCTGAACACACAAAGTGCTTTATCTATGTTTCCTCAACCTTTATTGGTTTGAGGAGGAGGTTTCTCCTCCCCGAAAAAATTTAGGCAGTTTACGAGACGTTAATACCGTTGATCGCGGCTGCTGTCTCTCCCTTCAGCACAACCACGCCGTATCTCGTAGTTATGTAAACTCCTATGCTATCCCTCTCTTCCAGCGCTTTAACGGCAGTTGTCAGCGGCCGTCTCTCGACGAAGAATCCCATTGGGCTGTATTGTCCCAAGATATTCGTTGTCCTTCCGCGGCTCAACACAAAGGCTGACCCTGTTGGGCAGTTGGTCGAAGCAAAGGCATCTAGACCGAGGATATCTCCAAACTTGCCTGGAACAGCCATCATACCCTCAGCCAGAAGCGGCGATCCATAATACATTAGAGCGGTAAAGTGCGGTAGCTTCGTAATGAACTTCTTTTGGTATGGATGCACCAGAAGGGTATCTGGTATGTAGTTGTTTGCCTCCACCATGGAAATTGCGTCGATAATATCGTACATTCCTATGCCCGGCCCGCCAGAGCCTGAGAGCACAAACTCTGTGCCGTTTGTTGCGAGTGTCTTCCCCGTTGCTGTTACAGACCCTGAAGCCCCCGCCTGAAGCGCGGCAACGCAGTCCTTGTCTATCTTGTTCGCAACTCGCATCGATGAACGAACAATCTGGTCTTGCTGTACTGGAATCGCGGAATCCTCTATGAACTCTCGGGTTATCACGAAGCCATGCCCAACCTTCTTTGGAACAACCGTAGTCGATGTGTATGGAGTAACGTCCAGCGGAATCTCTGAACCTTCGGAAACCTCGTCAACGACAGCTCCTGGAGAACCAGACTGCTTTGAGAAGGTTATGCTGTTTGATGCCGTCAAAGTGTATTGCTGGTAAAACTGGCGTGTCACCATGTTTGGCATAGCTATCTGAAGAATCAACTGATGCAGAGCGGGATAAAGCATTCCTGCTGTAGTTACAGGCGATAGAATCTCACGTTGTAGGCTCATCTTTTTATTCCTCCTTTTTATCTTTTAATGTTTGGTGAACTGAACGGTCAGTTGCAACCTCATCAGTTGCAACTTTTACGGTTTAAAAATAAAAAATGGGTTTTTACTTCATGCAGTCTATAAAGGCCATGAACTTGCCTGTTGCGGATGCAGAGCCTGACACTACTTTGCCAGCGCAAGCATTTGGACTGCCTAGGAATGAACCTGTGGTTAGTTCTGCAAAAGCCCCTGCTGATCCTGAAAGCGCAATCCACATACCTGGTGTCTTAACCTGTGTTATTGAAGTGAGGTTCTTTGCATAGCCCCACACCAGCACTGTGACTGGATCGCCCGAGCTAACAGTTCTTAGCGCAATCCCCGCGCACGGAGTTGCTCCTAGAGCCGTAGTTGGAACATAAACATCGCTGGTGCCCCCCGCATCAAAGGCCACTCCCTGACCAGCAGAAATAGATCCGCTAGCTCTGAAAGTGACTAAGAGCGCTGGAGTCATGACTAGGTAGTCTTTAGTTCCCTCATAATATGCGAATGCCATTTATTTTCCCTCCTTTTTAAGGTAGAACTCCACTCTTCTTTGCCGCTGCCTTTATTTCCTCCCACCATGGAGTGCTTGTGCCGCTAACGATTGAGGAAGCTTTCACGTCTTGGCTAGTGTCAACCCTTGTGCCCTTTGAGGCTTCCTTTTTCTTTGCTTCTCTCTCGTCTTCCTCTTCTTCCTCGTCTTCCCCGTCTTCGTCGTCTTCCTCTGTTTCTTTCTTCTTTACTTCATCAACCTTTCGAATTACTTCAAGTAGCTTTCTGACAAGCGGAAGAACTTCATCTTCCTCTTCTTTCTTTAAGCGTCCTTTCTTGCGCCTTCCCTCTTCTTCCTCTTCTTCCTCTTCCTCTTCTTCCTCTTCCTCTTCTTCCTCTTCCTTCTTGCGTCTTCCTTCCTTCCTGCGCTCTTCTTCCTCTTCGTCTTCCTCTTCTTCCTCTTCCTTCTTCTTGCGCTCTTCCTCTTCCTCTTCCTCTTCCTCTTTCTTAGGAACCTTTTGTTCGTGTGTTGAAGGCGGTGCAACAGAAATCTTCTTCTCTATCTCATCGACACGCTTGGAGAGTGCTTCTAGCTTCTTTCCGAGAATGAGAACCGCATCCTCTCCCGCTGGCTTTAGTTCGACATCCTTCTTCTTCGCTTCCTCTTCGTCCTTTTTGACCTTTATTTTGACATCTTCGCTAGACATCTTTTTATTTTCCTCCTTGCTTTTTTCCCCGCTTTGGCTCAGAGCCTCATCTGTCGTGGCGGGACTCGGTTTTTGAGCCGCATCTACGGGTGCGTCGCCACTTTTAACTTCTTTAATATTATTTTGTGAAAGGGCTGCTTCAAGAACCGCAACAAACCCAGCTGGTTCAAACTGGGTGTCCCTATAAGCTGGTTCGGCGATAATGCTGATTTCACGTAGTTTGATGTTTTTTATAATTTCATGCGCGTCCTCGCACTTGCAGCTTTTAAAGGGCCTTGTCTTTTGGCCGCACTTGCTACAAAATGCGTCGGCTTTTGCGCCTATGCTGACGTATTTGACCCTGTTCTTCAAAATTCTCCGTATAATAGCTGGCTCATCGATTTCGGCTTCAAATAGGATCTTTTTTGCCTTTTCGTCGTATACGGCTTTAGTAGCTGAGCCGACTATATCCATTACGCTTTTGCCGTGGTCTATTCTCATCTGAGCGCCGGGAACCTGCTTTGTAACTGAAGGGAACTCCTCTATAGGCACAGCCCATTTGTTGCTGTTGACGCTTGTATCCAGTAGGGTGCCCTTTATTATCAGGGTTTCCTGCCTCGGTTCCTGCCCCTCTGTAGCCTCAAGTTCTGAGAGCCACGTTAAATCCAGCATTTAATGCGTCTCCCCCCTCTTTTTTGGCTCTATTCTCTGCCCGGGCCTCTCATACCATCTGCCGTCCATTTCCTGTAACGCCCTCTTCATCTCTTCTGCGAACTGTTCAAAGCCCTTTTTCATTCTTTCTTCGATGTACGTTGTCCTCACGTCTGGCGGCAGATCAAAGGGGGCCTCCTCTTTCTTATGGTCTTGATACCACGCCTTCGCTTTCTCCAGCGTCCACCCCTTAGACCTCATAAAAAGGTAGCTCTGAACCTCTGTGCCGTTTCGGCACTGGCCCTCTCTGAACTTTCCTTTAGGGCAAGCTATGACCGCTCGAATTCCCTCTTTTGCGCTGATACTTATAATTCTGAAACTATCTGGATCGTACCTTGCTGGGTCTCTGTGGCCGCTCCTTATATAATCTTCCGTTACATCCCATGGCATTTTAAAGCAACCCCATAAACCTAAGAGCTAGCATGAGCACTGTGAGGAAAGAGCCTATTCCACATACAGCCTGTATCCAATATCCTCTTTTGAGCCAACTGATATTTATTTTTAGTCCCTCAACCGCCTTTTCCACAGCGCCGATTTTGGCTTCCATAGAGTCAATTTTACCTAAATAGGGGCAGATGGGATTTTTATCGGCTTTCTCACATTCCCGGAGTTCCTTCAACCACTTTATGAAATCGTCTTTGGATAAAGGCTCATTGCTCAAAACAGCGCCCAGCCAGCGTATGTATTTTCCTCACTACATGGTATTTCCTGTTCGCTATGCGTCGCTTTGATATGTTGCAGCCAGCTTGAAAATCGCATTTCCGCTGCCGCTCGGAGCTTTAAAGTATAAAGCCGCCGTCGCAGAACCTGTTACTATAACGATCTCTCCAACCGCCATAGAACCAGAAGGTATGGCACTGTTTATTGTCCCAATCACTTCTCTTGAAGCGCTAATAGTGCTCCCCGAAATAACAGAACCCGAAATATATGTTGAAGCAAGCTACTGAGTTACTATCGCAGGGTATGTTGAAAGGGGATAAACTGCATCTGGCACTGAAGCCATATTTTTCCCTCCTTTAAAGTTCTCCTCTGCTATATTTGTCCCATGCCTCAAGTATTTCTTGGGCAACAGCCGCCTTTAAATCCTCTTCCTTCCTCTTTGCCTCATCTTCCTCATAGCCTGCCATTCTCCTCTTTAAGCTTTCTGGCAGCTTCCTGTAATCGGGGTCGTCTGCCTGCCAGCTCACTTCAATACCGTTAGCCAAAGCCGCCCTGACGATTCTTTCAGTGATGAAAGCTCTGGCCTTCGGGTCGCTGTACGCCTTTCTGTTTTCCATGCGCGCCCAGTACGTTATAGCGGCGCGGATATGTTCCTTGTCTATGGGGTAGTTGTAGCCAACTGGGTCTGCAAACTGGCTTTCTGGCAAGTCCTCATACTCCTTCGGCTTTGTCAGGCTTGCATTAGTTCCACGTCGGTAGCCATATTTTTTCTCCCTCGCGGCTATCGCCTTTTCCTTTGGATCTTCTTCACTCATTTTTATCTAACCTCCTAAATCTTTTGTTCCTCTAACTCCATTCATAAGGTTCTCCAACGTTGTGGTTTTTTCCTCTCCTCCAACCAGCTTAAGCGCGTCCAGTGTTCCCTGATAGAGCAGAAACTTATATTGCTCAGCTATCTTTTCAATGGGGGTGTCTGCCTCCCGATTTGTTTTCTCCCAGTTTTCCAGCTCGTCTGCGCTAAGGGGAACTGTCTCGTCCGTCTTTATCATAACTGTCAAAGCGCCTTCCGCCCCGCTGACGCAGCTTATTTTCTCCCATTTGTCTCTGAGGAATGAGCCAATATCCCAGAAGCTGGGCTCATTGGAAATTGGGTGTGCGTGCCACGAGCCAAGGATTTCTTCGTCGCTCCGAAGCTCTCTGGTGGGGGCGAACTCTATGGAGCGTCCCTCCCCAATTTGCACCATATCCAGTATTATGCCTTTTTCAGTCCTTAAAATCAGGGCTCCAAACTCCTTTCCAGTCTTCTTTGTGAAGTTGGCAATGCGGTCAAGCTGGTCTTTCATAGTTTCATTTAGAATCAGCTTTGCAGAGGCAAACCACCATTTATCGCACCAGTCACACGTCATCCCGAAAATTACGTCGTCCTGCTTCGGGGCAATGAGTGCGAGCCTCGAGCGGTTATCGCTCTTGCACCACCTGCATATATAATCCTTTCTTCGGGGTCTGACTCCATACAACGCTGGATAAAGCATCGAGGGTTGAGTTACAGGATTTAAAATTTCTGTAGACATTTGTTCTCCCTTAATTATTTTTTGAGTAGATGGATCTTTCAAATATCCTATTATACCTTCCCTGAACACTAACTTCCTCCATTCCTCCAAAGCCTTTTGCATCTGCCTCTGATACTCTGTAGGCACGCTCATCCCAAAATCAACACTCCACAGCAGGGTGTTCTGTTCCCGTTGTTTCCCAAAGCCACTACTGTATAGATTTTCCTACATATTGGGCACTGGCGAAACCAAGAGTCGCGCGAAGCCAAAGAACCCAGCCTTGCACTCAAGCTCAAACTCTCCCCAGAGATTCTTTAATTTTATTGACTACTGCCTTTTTAACATCTTCGACTATCGCATCTGCTGCCGCCCTAAGAGCTGGCCAAGCATAGGGTTGCTCCTGCTGTTTAGATGTCCCATACTCAACATAGGCGGCATAGCCCCCTCCCGTTGTGGGGTTTTTGGGGTCGGCTATATATTTCCAGTGTAGAGGGCCCACCTGCTCTATCCTGATTGAGCGCATAAGCCTGCCAGTCCTTATGGGAGCGTAAATCTTTGAGTCCCTTTCAGCCTCTTTAAGCCTCGCTTCCCCTATCTCCCCCACCAATATTGGAAACTCCTCCTCGAAGCCAGCCTCCAGATCCTCCAAAAACTGGAGCAACCGTGGAATATCAGAGGTAACCTCCGCGCACATATCCTATCTCTCCGCCGTATATTCTGAAGCGGCAGCCCAAACACAACGGCAATTCACATGAGCGGGAAGCAGTCCTTCAGCATCTTCCAGCTTAAAGTAAACGCCCTCCAGCGCCCCGCAGATCTCGCACACTTTTTCGTCGTTGGCCGTCACCCAAACAACTTCTTCCTCTCCAACCTCGCTGTACCCGTCTCGGAGACCCTCGTTATAGGAGCTCATCAGCCCCGCCAGCGTCTGCAAGTCAAGCCGTCTCTCCCAGTCTAACGTTCGATCGTCAAACGGCTTCTTTTTCTTATCTTCGCTCACTGCAATCCCTCAATAGTGTTCAGTTGCCCAGCAGATCTGGCTTTTACCATGTCGTCGAAAAGTTCCTCGAAGTCTTTTACGAACTTATTCTTTAACTTGGCTATCTCTGGAAGCTCTTCCTGCTTCACAATCAAGTCCTCTTCTGTGAACGCCCTCTGTTTAACGTCCATGCGCCCGTAGAGATATGCGTTGGTCACGTGCCTGCCGATTATCTCCTTCGCCTTGTCTAATATGTCCTTTTTCAGGTCTTTGACCAGCCTATCGCCCTGTATCAATTCAAATTTTGCTTTTTGCACAAGCTGCATTAATTCAGTTTTGAACTGGTCTTGGCTCGATATAAGCATCATTTTCTTAACTCTGAATGCCTGCTCGCTCGTTAATGCTCCCTCCTTTTTCTTCACACCCTCGGGCGGGGGCTTCGGTGCTTCGACTGGAGTTCCAGCAGGCGGCCGAAAGGGCGTGCCAACTGGGGTTTGCATCATCGGGCCTCCAATTGAATCGTATTCCTCCCCCTCCCTGCGCGGAAAGCCAACTTCGGTTCTGAACTCGTTTATACTTATTGCCCTGCTCTGCAAAGCCTGTATCAGGCGCTGGCTCCGCATATTTCTGTCTTCCTCGACTATGGGAGCCCAAACGATCCGAGGTTTAGGCATTGGAACCTTTTCTCTCCTTGGATTAACCCATGTTTCACCGAATTTAGCCTTTACTAGGGGATGCAATACCTGATTTTCAAAGGCGGAGGCTATTAGCTCCTGCAAAAGCTGTATTCGGCTTATAAACTCCTGAAAGACGACTTCGGAGCTTGCGCGGTTCGCAGACTCACGTATACCCATGAAAACGGGTGGAACACCCAGAGCCTGAAAACGTCGGGTCTGAAGATAGTTCAGCCACCATTCGACGTTAAGCGCTTTGGCTACACCTTCAAGCTCCTTTATTTCGACATCTGACTTCACAAATATCATGGAGGCGGCTGTGCGCCCTTGCAGGGAAGTCATCAAAGCATTCATTTGAGCTGTTGTGTATGGATGCGATGGGTCTCCTCCTCCCTTCACAATAAGCGGGGGAACAACCCTGCTGTGTATCCATATCGCAGCGTCGTTCTCGAAAAGCTCGAGCAACTCATTATTCTTTATTAGAGGCATCAAGACTGAGGTGCCGTAGGCGCTGTTGTGAACTACATATCCCCCTTGTAGAACAAATGTTTCGCTGTTTGGAACGTGGATATCCCAAACCACTCCTTCATAGTATTCTTTTTCAATTTTCCGGATCGGCACATAAAACCTGTTCTTTTCTATATGTCCGTGCTGCCCCTTTTCAAAATAACCCGTAACCGTGTAATAGTTCTCTGGCTTGCTTCTGAAAGCTCCTCGGACGATCCTTCCATAGACTGAAGCCTTTATTTTATTGCGTAACAGCAACATACGTAGCTGATAAGCCAGTTTCTCCGAGGCGGTGCCCATGCACCATTTCTTTTCATAAAATGTCCCGTCTCCAGCCACAAAACCTTTGACGAGTTCTAGCTGTTTTTCTGCTGGGAGCTTCATCACCCACTCTGGCAGAAACTTATTTTTGGCTCCTTTCCCGAATTCCCTTTCGAATAAATTGCGTAGGGCGGAGTGGCTCGCCATCACTACTCTGATCTTCGGGTTTCGCCTGTAGGCTTTAATCCAAGGGGTCGCCCCATAACTTTTCAGCGTCTCCATGCAATCCGTAATCGCTTCCTCGTCTCCCTCCCCAAAGGCGAAGCAGACCTTGGTCTTGCTCAAGAACCCCTCGGATAAATAATATCCGACTACACGCATAAATCTTTCATCTACGGCAATCTCCGATGGATGCCCCTTCTTGGCGTGCGCCCCCCTTCTCCAGTTGACTAAAGATATAAAGTCTAGGAGATCTATTTTTTCCCTGTCCTTCACTTCTGAAGGTATGGGAATAACGAGGCAATCACCCCGTCTGGCCTTTACTAAATCTTTGGCCAGCTTGAACACTTCTTTGCCGCCTTTTTCCTTCACGAGGATGGGGTGTTGCCAAGTGCAGTCTATCGGGGCGTTTGAGTACCACCCATAGATCTTATAACGCTGACCTTTATATGGGAAACTTCTTGGCGCAACTATTTTTTCAAAGGTTCCATTGTCAGTTAAAACTTTTTCTCCCTCAACCAGTTCCTCTATCGGCTTTACTGAAGGGTTCGCAAAGACTTTGGTTCCCGGCAGTAGGCTCTCATAGCCCCACGACTTGGGCCTGTATTTGATATGTATCATGCTTGCCGTGTCTATTAGGGCTGGCGGGAACGTGATCCACTGAATATAGCCGTAAATATTGCCCCATGAATCTCGCCGGACACGCATATAAACTGGGTCAAGCGGCTTTATCCCGTAAAATATTTTTGCGTCCTTATTTTTCCGAATGGACTGCGCAACGAAGTTCGTCGTAGTTCCATCTTCTAACTTGATTTCGGCTGGCTTTGCTCCCTTCACCTTAAATCTCTCTAATTCGCTCTGAGCATAATATTGGTCGTTAAACTCAAATATCTGCTCCTCAGCAGTTTCCTTGTTTTCCCAGAGTATCTCCCCGTATGCGTTTCCATAGACCAAACAATCGTGCGCCATAACAGACATAGCTTCTGGGATATTCACATCCTCGACCAACTCGGTTAAATACTGCTGGATCTGGGGGTCTGGATGAACGATGTTGAATCCTCTGCCTATAGCCATGTTTGTTTGGAGCTCTATAGCGCTTTGAATGTCTGGCTGAGTCCTATACATTGTACGGTATTTAGGCAGGTCTGCAATCGGCGTAACCCCGTACACTTTAGTGTAGACATCTGCATAGGGGGTTTGAACAAACCCAGCTCCGCTTCCCGGTGGAAGCTTCTTTTTGACTCCGAGACTTGTAAGCAACCAGCTCAGGGGTTGCTGTCTCCACGTGGGCGGAAGCTCCACGTCATACTGCTGGGCCTGCTCGGGTGGCAGAACATTAGCTAAAAATTCCTGATAGGTCGTCATAGCCGCGTCATACTTGGCGCGGGCAAAGGGTCTGTACCACGGAGGGCGTTTTCCTTTTTTATTTGCCATTTGCATGCCTCAAACTTTTAAAGAATTCTGAATCTTCAGCCAGAATAAAGGTGTAAATAGAAGTGCACCCCGCGCAGACGGGGCGCGTTCGGGTTTTTCGGTTTGGTATGGGCTGAGACGCTCCAGCTTTTCAGCCAGAGCGCCTTTTTGCCGTCGATCAATCTATTCTCTTTACTCCTATATAAAGCTTTCGGTTTCATTGTGATGAAACCTTGCTAAACCCAGTTCTCTGGGAAGTCCACGTCCTCGTCCAAGGGAGTTGTTTTCTTGCTTTTTACCTGCTTCAAATCCGAGAGTGAACCGTCGGGGTTCAGGTAGCGATATGCCCTGTTGCAAAGCGGGCAGGTGAAATAGTAATAGCTGTCCCGAGGGTTAAATTGGAGAATCTGCTCCGCGGGCCCGCCACAGCCTGGGCAGGGCCCCCCGCTTTTGATATCCACTCCATAGAGCGCATTTGCCGTTCTGCCGTCAACCAAGCAAATTGGAGGAGCTTCGTCTGAGCCAGTCGTCGTATATCCTACGGGCGTATTAAAACCTCCCTGAACTTCATCTTTGTTTCCTTCCAAGCTGAAGCTCCTTTTTTGCGCAGCTCCTCTTCCAGCTCCTTTATATCGGTAACAACTTCGTCGTCGGTTACTGGCGAATCCGAAATAAATTCGATGTCTTCAGCAGGAGGCTTATTTAAATGCGCGAACTCTGAATAGTTTATAACCGCGTTTTGGGGAGCGGATTCGTCCCGACGCACTACTTGTTTTCCCATGTTTTTTCCTCAACATGACGGTGTTTCTTGCTCCAGTTTTCCAGCCAAACAGCCCCCTTCACCCGAAGCTCATTATTATATTTGATTACTTTTAAGTTCATGGTCGGCCCGTCAGTCCCCAAGTGATCTGGAACGACGGAGGGATAGCTATTGAGTTTGCTCAGCATCCTCAGCTCAGAAGGTGTTATCTTAAGGTTTCTGAATTCCTGCGCCCTCTTTCTCTTCCGAATTTTCTGGCACGTCTTGCACACGGGATAAAATCTGCCGTACCTGTTAACAATAACGCCCTTTCCCTTGAAACGTCGATATATTACTTTTCCGCATTTGCTACAGGTTGTCTTCGTTTTGTTCATAGATGTAGGCATTATAGCCTCCTACTTCCACGTTTTCAGCTACAACCAGACCGCAGCACAGACAGACAATCTCGGCGGTCATCGCATCGACATGAAAATATTTGCGGTTTCCGCAGTTTGGGCATATTAATTTCACGCTTCCCACTCCTTTACCACTACCCACGGTGCCTTTTCCTCCTCTCCAGTTAACTTCTCTAAAACTGAGTCTTTAACTTGCTTAAAGTAAGGGTCAAAGCTAATTTCATGCTCTTTATAAACGGCGAGTGCAAGCGCCCACACCATATCGTCCATCCCGCTTTCCTTACCAGAGTAGCGGGTGTGCTCCCCGCTCTGGGTCGCTATGCGCTGGATGGAGTGCAACTGGCTCTCCAGCTTTTCGCCATAGGCGCACTCCTTCGTGGGGATGTCGAGGCGGCCCCGTTCAAGCAAAACCCGGAGGCGAATTATAATTTTCTCCTTGAAAGTAGCCATCAAGTTATAGCCTGTCACTTTCCCGACGTAAAACTCTTCTTTATTGAGGAAATCCACCATTTCCTGCCCGCCTGGGCCGGTTGCGTCAACCTTTATTGCCGACGGCTGGAAAATAGCGTCCAACTGCTTTATAATGTCCACCTGATCGGGGTAATTTACACCCGGCAACACTTCGATCCAAATTACCCTGTAGCGTTCGGGCTCGTACTCCTCCACAACCATAATTACTGTTTCACTTACTTTTTTCCCGAAATCGATGCCCATCCAGATTGGGTTATCGGTTTTATAGCCCCCTGAAATGAGCGTTGAAACTTTCTGCGCTTTCCAGATCAGCTCATAGGGAAAGAAACTCACGCTCTCATCAATAAACTCGTTGCAGTATTCCTGTAGGAACTCTATCTCTATTGTATCGCGTTTGAGCTCCTTCTCCTGATCGCGGAGCCTTGGACACTCTGTATAGTGGATTTCATGGTATGACCAGTCCTGCTTTGCCCAGTTCATCCCCTCTCTATACAGCGCCTGAAGGGGTTCCGCGATCTCGTAATACTTGCCCCGCTTTCCCTTCGGGGTCGAGATCGATGTGATGTTGCCACCTATCCGCTGAAAGTCCACAACGACAATCCATAGCTCCCGATCCTCCGTTACATGCGCGTGCTCGTCGATGTACACGTCTGTTGTAGCGCCCCGTAACCCATATCCTCGGATGTTGGCGGGGTTGTGAGATGGCAGGCTGATAACTCGGGACGCATTAATAAGCTTGCACTCCTGTACTGAACGTCTGAGAAGCTTCGGCTTTATCGCTTGGGGCAAAGTGTCAAATTCATCATAAAACTTTCCAAGCAACTCCCCAGCGACACGCTGGCCCGTTGACACGAAGATAACGTTTTTGCCGGGCTTGGTGAAGATCTTATGGAGCGCCTCCCCAGCGATGATCGAGGACATTCCAACTTTTTTTGCTTTATTTACGACGCGGTTTCTTCCAAAGTCTCGGACAAACTTTTTTTGGTATGGGTCGAGCCTCCACGGCTCCATCCCCCGTGGAGTCTCTATGCTTACGAAATGTTGTAAAAAGGTAACAGGGTCAAGCAATTTTCTCAGGGCTAGATTTATGTCTAAACTCAAAAGCTGCACCTGTTGGAGCAAAAAGAGCTACTTTATAAGAGTGATTTCCCTGCACGCTCGGCAAACTAAAAATCGGTCTTTGCCCGAGGGGTCTTCACGGCTTAGGCTTTCAGAAACTGCACAGTTGGTAGAGCCGCAGTTGGGGCACCTATACTCTGGCGTTATAATTCACCCCCTCTTTTCACTGCTCTTCCTCTCTACTATTATTTTGTTTAGTTCCAAAAGTTGCTTCAGAGGCTTTTTAGGTTAAAACATATTTAAATGTTTAACAAATGTTGTCCTGCGTGCGGCAAATTTGTTCGTTGCTTCCCTTTCTCAGGGACTGAAGCATCCCTGCTCCTCCAGCTCATAGAGGTCTGTCTCCTCCAGTTTTACTGGCCGTGCTACGTTGGGGTGGTTCATATATCTGTTCGCCCACGCGTTATCTGTCAACGCGATAACAGCTACTTTGTCCCCGCTCTTTAAATGCCCCTGTGTAAATGTGTAGTCTTCAACAATCTTCCAGACAGTCCATCTCTTAGGCCCCAGCCACTCGAAACCCGAACGGGGGAGCAACTCCTTACCCCTGTTCTGTACTGTCTTTTCATGTAGCCGCATGCATTCAGGGCATACCACGGCTATTTCAAGCACCGTAGTTTCGAAGTCTCCCAGATGCATCGGAACGGGGGCTCCGCACGTCCTGCAAAAATCTATGTAGCAGTCACACATTCAGGTCACACCTTCTTAGCCAAGAGGATAATTAAACTAAGTGCCAGCCAAGCCACACTCCAGATCACCATTATCCACGCTAAATAGATAACCCAGTTGGGAACCTCAGCCAAGAACTTGTTGACCAGCAGTATCATCACTGCAACTATGAGCAAATAGTCTATCTTGAACGTAATTTTTTCTTCTGAAAAATTCCTCAATAACTTCGCCTCCCTTTAGCTCTTTCGGTTACGGTATCGCCTTAAGATCCTTAAAGCATATTTATCGGAGCACTCTTCGCAAAATAGGTGTTTGTTGACCGGCAGCGCCCCCTCTTTTTTCTGCCATATGTGGGCGACTTCGTGGGCGAACATAAAGAGCAAGATCTCCTGCCAACTCTTAAACTTCATATACTGTTTTTTAAATTTAAGGTATTTTCCAAACCGTTTGATGGAGCAGGGAAACTCGATGTCGGGGCGGATCTGCAACCTGATAACCGTTGGCTCCTCATATATAGCTATTTCGCCAGAAGCCAGCTCCGGCCCCAAATAGCAGTTATCCACTATTACTTTTAACCTCTCAAGCGGCACCTCAACAAACCCAAAGAGCTTCTCTAGCTCCGCCGTTGAATACTCCGTTTTGTTTTCAATCTGCATCATTCTTTAACCAGCCGTGATAACTCTGACCACAACTCCAGAAGCTCATCCTCTCATCTCTTCAGTCATGGGGCTCCAAGTAAGGATCTGCAACTATCTCAACACTATTGGAATGTGTCTTTCCGTAATAGATTCCAGCAAATAGGTTGAAGATGGCATAGACCTCTATGAAGGCCCATGTCTCGTCATCTACTCTTTCCATCAGCGGCATGGAGATCTCCGTCAACATGATGTCATCATTCCTGTCTATCCAATCTCTGAAGAGGTCTCTAATATCCTCTATAGAGTGCCTTAGCTTGATCTCCTTCATACACATATTTGGTCACTGCTTTTTTCCTCTACCTTCTCCACCAGCTTGGTATTGAGGTCGCATCTACAGCAGATGAAGCAGTATCCACAGTATGGACACAATAGATGCCATGTAGAGTCACAGACAGGACATCTCTTCTCTTCAGTCATGTAGGCAGTCCCCCCTAGTCTCCATTATCTCTCTTAGGATTTCCAACACGATAATGTAAGCCTGAATTCTAACCTCTGCATTGCTTGCAACATCAAAGTTGAACCGTTCTTTAGCTGAGTGCATTATCTTCTCCTCAGTCTCTATCAAGTCAAGAAGCTTCTGTCTAAGAACTTCTAGCTCATTCATCTTCTCACCACCCCTGTTGCTCTTCCTCAATCTTCTTCAGTACGGCAGAGTAGGCTTCATATGCGCCTCTTGCATAAAGATATGTGGACATCCAAGCTTCTGAACCGTAATTGCTGGCAATCTCCATAGTGATCTTTTCATGTGCTCTCAGAGAAAGAATCCAAAGTCTTAGAGGCTCTAAGGCTCTTGCTCTCTCTGCTATTATATCTTTGCCTTCCAACCCATTAACACCCTCCATCTTCGCTAGGAAGTATACAGCTCTTTCAACCGTTCATCATAGTACTTGTTGACTTCGTCTGTAATGTCTTTCCCACACTCAGGACATTCGTAGTATACAGTAGGCTCGTCGCTAAGGGGCTCTCCAGAAAGGTCTACGCTTAAGATTCTGACTTCAGAGAACCAAGTGAGCTTCTCTAAGCACCGAGGACACACAAACTCTGGTTCCATCGCTATTAACGCCTCTTGATCATGCTGGACTCACTCATACTCGTTGTCTTCCTCTCTATACGATGTTGCCCTTATTCCGAAATAACAATGGTTTGGGATCGAGGTGAATGGGCCTATGATGTTTTCCACTGGACAGGCCTCTAAGAGTCCACCACATATGGAGCAATAGATCTCGAAGCCATGACTCATGGTTTACTAACACCTCCCATTTTTCATCTCTTCTGTACAATCATCCTCTGCACTTTAGTGTATGCTTCATAGGCGCTAGGACTGTTCTCCTCTCTTTCCTTCAGAACTTGTCTCATGATGCTTCTGGCCTTTCTAGGAGTGATGAATTCATCATGTATCTTCTCTGATCCTAGGAAGTTTCTGAAGTAATACTTTCCATCTTCATAGTCTATCCTCGAATGACCAGTTTCATCTGTCTCCACTATGAATGGAAGGTTCTGTTTGTCTATCCTGACTATGATGACCCTATCCTTTCTCAGGTAGATCCTGTACACTGTCTCATCACCTTCCAAACCTGTCAATTATCCCTTGTATTTCAGTTGTAGTCATTACAAAGCTGTAGCTTCCCCGATAGTCCCTACACCTAACTAACCAGAGATGCTTCCCTAAGCGCTTCGCGATTTCTCTGCTCACAGCGAAGTCTCGTCCTCCATCAGGCAGTTCCATACCAACCCTCAACTCGGTTTTTCCTCCCACCGTACCAACTCGAGGAGCCCGCAT